ACTACGTACAAAAGCATCTATGCCGGTGTTTCAGTGGAATGCTCAGTATCAACAAGAGCCAACCGCTGAAGAAGCAGCTTTGGTTAAACGAGAGTGGTGGCAAAGATGGAAGAAAGAAAACCCACCTCTTTGCGAATATATTATCATGTCTTTGGATGCTGCAGCTGAAACGCACAACCGGGCAGACTACACTGCTTTGACGACTTGGGGCGTTTTTTTGAACGAAGAGGTAGACAACTACAATATTATTCTGTTAAATAGTATAAAGAAGCGGTTAGAGTTTCCTGAGCTTAAACAAACAGCGATGGATCAGTACAGTGAATGGGAGCCCGATTCGTTTATCGTAGAAAAGAAAAGTGCAGGTACAGCTCTGTACCAAGAAATGAGGAGAATGGGAATCCCTGTATCAGAGTTTACTCCACACAGAGGTTCTGGAGATAAGATGGCAAGACTTAATTCTGTAACAGATATCGTAGCATCGGGGCTTGTATGGATACCTGAAACACGTTGGGCAGAAGAAGTCGTAGAAGAAATAGCAGGATTCCCGTTTATGAGTAATGATGACCTCGTAGACGCAACCGTCATGGCTCTTATGCGATTTAGGCAGGGCGGCTTTATAAGACTACCAAACGATGAACCAGACGAGGTTCAATATTTTAAACGTAGAAAAAATGGATTTTACTAATGGCAGTTGAAAAAGGGTTATACCAAGCACCAGAAGGTTTATCAGAAGCATCTGTTTCTGAACTAGAAGTCGAAATTGTTAATCCTGAAAGTGTTACACTTGATGATGGCAGTATGGAAATCACTCTTGTGCCTGAACCCGAAGGAAAAACAACAGGTAACTTTGATGAGAATATTGCTGAAATTATTGATGAATCTGTTCTTGGCACTCTTGCCGATGATATTTTAGCAGCTGTTGATTCTGATACGTACAGCCGGAAAGACTGGGCGGATACATTCGTCAAGGGACTCGACGTGTTGGGTTTTAAATATGAAGAACGCACAGAACCCTGGGAAGGAGCTTGTGGAGTTTATTCTACAGTGCTTGCTGAAGCAGCAATCCGGTTCCAAGCAGAAACCATGGGTGAAACATTTCCGTCAGCTGGACCAGTGAAAACTAAGATATTAGGTGAAGAAACAAGAGAGAAAGAAGAATCAGCAAAACGTGTACAAGCAGACATGAATTATCAGCTGACAGAGAACATGGTTGAGTATAGACCAGAACATGAAAGACTGCTTTACAGTCTAGGACTCGCCGGGTCAGCATTTAAAAAAGTATATTACGACCCAAACATGGGACGACAGATGGCAGTATTTATTCCTGCCGAAGATGTAATTGTGCCTTACGGGGCTTCGCATGTTGAGACAGCCGAGCGGGTTACTCATGTCATGCGTAAAACAAAGAACGAACTAAAGAAATTACAGGCTAACGGGTTTTACCGTGATGTTGAACTTGGAGAGCCTGAAGCTTATCACAGTGACATTGAGAAAAGAAAAGCAGAAGAAGGTGGGTACTCTCTTACAAGTGATGACCGCTATAGTATATACGAAGTACATGCTGATCTTGTTATTGAAGGAGTTGATGATTCCGACGAAGGAATCGCTAAACCCTACGTGGTGACTATTGAACGTGGGTCATACGAAGTTTTAGCCATCCGTAGAAACTGGAACGCTGATGATGAGTTGATGTTGAAACGACAGCATTTCGTGCACTACGTCTATGTGCCGGGATTTGGTTTCTATGGGCTTGGGCTTATTCACATTATTGGGGGGTATGCGAGAGCCGGGACATCTCTTATCCGTCAACTCGTAGACGCAGGAACTTTGGCAAACTTGCCTGGAGGTCTGAAAGCTCGTGGGTTACGTATCAAAGGAGATGACACACCCATAGAACCAGGATCATTTAGAGATGTTGATGTGCCGTCAGGCAGTATTAAAGATAACATTATGACTTTGCCTTATAAAGAGCCAAGTCAAACACTCTTACAACTTCTCGATAGAATAACAAAAGAAGGGCGAAGGCTTGGAGCAATCAGTGATATGAACATCTCCGACATGTCTGCAAACGCCCCCGTAGGAACAACACTTGCTTTATTAGAGCGAACACTTAAACCCATGGCGGCGGTACAGGCTCGTGTTCACTATGCGATGAAGCAAGAGTTTAAATTATTAAAGACTTTGATGGCTGAGTATGCACCGATGAATTATTCTTACTCTCCTATCAGAGGCGAGGTAGATGCACGTCGGTCGGATTACATGACCACCGATGTCATTCCTGTGTCAGACCCTAATAGTTCCACCATGGCACAGAGAGTGGTGCAGTATCAGGCAGTTCTCCAGATGTCTCAGACTGCACCACAGATATATGACCTGCCACAATTACATAGGCAGATGGTAGAGGTATTAGGGGTAAAGAATGCAGAAAAACTAATACCGTTGAAAGATGATATGAAGCCAAGAGATCCGATAAGCGAGAACATGGCAGCTTTAAATGCGAAGCCAATGAGAGCGTTTATGTATCAGGATCACGATGCACATATTGCAACGCATATGTCCTTTATGCAAGATCCGATGGTTATGCAGTTAATTGGGCAAAACCCACAAGCCAAACAAATCATGGCATCTTTACAGGCACACATGGCTGAACATCTAGGGTTTAAGTACCGTAAAGATATTGAAGAGCGTTTGGGTACAGAGCTTCCGGCACCAGATTCTGAGTTACCTGAAGATATTGAAGTCACTCTTTCAAGTCTTGTGGCAAAAGCTGCAACAGCTCTTTCACAATCAAATACAAAAGAAGCCGCTCAGAAAGCTGCTCTACAGAAAGCTCAAGATCCTGATGTACAGATTAAACAAGCTGAGTTACAGATAAAGAAAGCAGAAGTGGATCGAAAAGTTCAAAAAGACAAAACAGAAGCTCTTATTGATTTAGAAAAATTAAAAATGGATAAAGCGGAGTTAGAAGTTAAAACACAGAGAGATAATGTAAAACTAGCAGCTGAAAAAAGACAGGCAGATAATAAATTAGATTTAGATATATTTAAAACGACGACAGGGAATAAATAATGGCTAAAACCGTCTTTGACGTGCTAAAAGAAAAAATCGAAGCTGATAAAGCTTCTGCAACAGATTTTCTTGCTGGAGGAGGAGCAAAAGACTTCCCACAGTATAGAGAAACAGCTGGCTTGATCCGAGGTCTTGAAGCTAGCTTGTTACACATAGAGGACCTTTCGCAAAACTACTTGAGAGAAGATAATGACTAAAATAGAAAAATTAACTGACCAAGAACTTGAAGTGCAATTACCCAAACCTGTGGGGTATAGAGTGCTTGTTGCATTACCACAAATCGAAGAAAACTACGAAAATACTAGCGTGTTGAAAACGACAAAGGAAATGCAGAACGAACATATCATGTCAATTATTGGACTTGTTGTTGACATGGGCGACCAAGCGTATGTTGACAAAGAACGATTTGGCGATACACCTTGGTGTAAAACAGGTGATTACGTGATGTTTCGTGCAAATACGGGCACACGTTTTAAAATTGACGGTGTTGAGTATCGTTTGATGAACGATGATTCAATCGAAGCAGTTGTAGCAGACCCTCGTGGCGTAACGAGAGCAATTTAAGGATTAAAATATGACATTTCAAAAAGTTGAGTATACTTTTCCTGATGAAAAGCAGGAAGCAAATACAAATATAGACATAGAAAAATCAAGTGCATTAGAAGTTGATATTTCTGGGGATAAAAATGGTGCTAAAAATATTGAAGAAGAAGTTAAAGCCAAAGCAGCTACCCCTGTTAATGGAAGTGCACCTGATAAAAGTGATATTGAAATTGAGGTATATGATGATACACCAGAAGCTGACAGAAATAGGAAACCTTCTAAACCGCCTGAAGACATCACTGATGAAGAACTTGAAGATTATTCTGAAAAAGTTCGAAAGCGAATCCAACACTTCAGCAAAGGTTACCACGACGAAAGAAGAGCCAAAGAAGCGGCGTTCCGTGAAAAAACGGAACTCGAAAACTTCTCAAAAAAGCTCGTCGAAGAAAACAAAAAGTTAAAGTCTGATGTTAGTAGAAACCAAGAAGCTTTGCTTGAACAAGCAAAGAAAACGGTGGCAGCTGAACTCGCCCAAGCTAAGAAGGTATATAAAGAAGCCTATGAAGCAGGAGACTCAGAGGCAATAATAACTGCTCAAGAGAGTTTAACAAATGCTAATATTAAAACAGACAAATTAAACAATTTTAAAATACCTTCTTTACAGGAACAAGAAACTACTGTAGAAGAGAATAAGGAAGCTCCTGCTACTCAACCACCCAAGGTGGACCCAAAAGCAGCAGCATGGGCTCAAAAGAATACTTGGTTCGGGCAAGATGACGAAATGACAAGTCTTGCACTGGGCTTACATAATAAACTAGCGAATCAAGGAATTGATTTGCAAAGCGATGAATACTACGAGAAAATAGATACTCGTATGCGGCAAGTTTTTCCAGATTATTTTGGAGAAGCTGAAGAATCAGAGGCTGAAAAGCCAAAAAGACAAGCTAATGTGGTTGCACCAGCGACTCGGAGCACAGCTCCAAAAAAAATACGGTTGACCAAAACTCAGTTAGCTTTAGCGAAGAGATTAGGAGTAACACCCGAACAATACGCCAGACAGGTTGCAATAGACATGGGGAAAGAAAATGGCTGAAAATAGAATAAATAGAGAACTTGAAACTCGTGAAAAAAATGTGCGAAAGCGTGCTTGGCAACGTCCTGAAGTTTTACCTTCACCAAATCCGGAGCCAGGATACACATACCGTTGGATACGAACAAGTAATCAAGGTTTAGTTGATGCTACGAATGTTTCCTCAAAATTACGTGAAGGTTGGGAACCTGTAAAAGCAAGCGACCACCCAGAAATAAGTCTTGTTACCATAGAGAATGAACGCTTTAAGGATAACATCGTTATTGGTGGTTTAATGTTGTGTAAGGCTCCTGTTGAGTTAGTCAATGAACGTTCTGAATATTATAAAACTCAGTCCGAGAATCAGATGAACTCAGTTGATAACAACCTCATGCGAGAAAACGATCCTAGAATGCCGTTATTTAATGATCGGAAGTCTAAGGTCACTTTTGGAAAAGGTAATTAATATAGATCAAAGGAGAACTGGATATGGCTTATCCAAATTTAGACGCCCCTTATGGGCTCGTTCCCGTTGGCTTGATTGGTGGTCGTACTTTTACAGGTGCTACTCGACAAATGAAAATAGCTAGTAACTACGGCACAGCTATTGGAAAAGGCGATTTAGTAAAGCGTGTAAATGACGGGACTGTCGAGCGTGACGGAAGTACATCTGCTCTTCCCGCTACTGGCACATTAGGTGTCTTTATGGGATGCCGATATACTGACCCAAACACTAACCAACTAACATTTAACAACCAGTATCCTGGAAGTATTGTAGCTAGTGACATTCATGCGTTTGTCGCTGATGACCCTGATTTAATAATGAAGGTAGCTATATGCTCATCAGGCACAACAATGGCAACATTGGGAAGAACTGCGATTGGTAATAAAACAGCTATTATTAGTAACACGTTAAATACTACTAATGGCACATCGAAGTTAGCTGCTAATAATAGTGTAGCCACAACTTCAACATTACCACTTCAAGTTATTGATGTAGTTGACAGCACATCCACTGGGAGTGATACCTTCCAAGAACTGTTGGTTATATTTAGTACACATACTGATAACGGTAGTAACGTGTTCATCGGCGGACATGCTTACCGTAACCCAGTTGGCATATAAAGGAGATAAATAATGGCAATATCAAGAGCACAACTCCTTAAAGAACTACTTCCTGGGTTAAACGCATTATTCGGTTTAGAGTATGCAAAATATACCGAGGAGCACGCAGAAATT